CAGACTATGAAGTACCAGCAGAACGTACCTTCCGTGGTGCTTGGGAAGCTAATGCTGATACTGGTGTCATCTCTGTAGACATGGCAGCAGCCAAGGACATCTGGCGTGACAAGCTACGTCAGGCTCGTATTGAGCCACTGGCTGCACTAGACACAGCCTACATGAAGGCACTTGAGACAGGCGCTGACACGACACAGATCATCTCTGACAAGCAAGCCCTGCGTGATGCACCTTCACTAGCAAGCATTGACGCAGCTACTACTCCTGCTGAACTCAAAGCAATCCAACCCATCCCTAACGTAACGGTGGAATGATATGGCTAGTGTAATACGAGGTAATGACAACTTTGATAGTGCTATTGGCGGTAGTACAGACCTTGGTGCTGTTGGGACTTATGCTTGGATGTTTAGCACAACAGCAAGCACTTCTGGTATCACATCCAACAGCACTTATTCTGGCTCTGGCTTGAGATATAATGGTTATACCACATCAAATATATATGATGGAAACCTTTATAGTTATGGAAATACCGCTCCGTCTGCTCCGTCAGGTACTTGGCGTGCTATGGGACACGCTCAAGATAATAGGTACAACCATTACAATGCTACTTTATTTGTAAGGATTAGTTAGATGAGCATTACAATCACAGAAGTCCGTAATGCGGCATCACTACAGTCCGACAACCTCCGCATGGACGTAGAGATTAACCACCCACAGCACGGCTGGATACCCTACACACTAGACCCCGCTGACACCGACACAACCATCGACAACGATGCAGTCATGGCTTTGATCGGCACAGACTTTGCAGCATATGTTCCGCCAACACAGGCAGAGCTTGACGCAGCACTTGCGTCAGAGGTTCGTGCTGATCGGGATGGTCGCCTTACAGAAGTAGATGCTATTGCTGGTAATGCACTGCGCTGGGCTGACCTTACATCTGCCAAGCAAGCTGAGTGGTCTACATACCGTCAGGCTCTCTTGGATGTCCCACAGCAAGCAGGCTTCCCAACTGACATTACATGGCCCACTAAGCCTAGCTAATGAAAGAGCAAGACGGTTGGCACATCTCCAAAAGTGTCCCCGCAACTCTCCTCCTTGGCCTTATGACACAAGCTGCTGCAATCGTCTGGACAGTCAGCATGATGATGGCAGACATCCAGCAGAACACTGAGAAGCTCATAGCTTTCTCTGAGCGTGTGAACAAAGTCGAGAACATGGTACAAAGCCAAGCAGTCAGCATGGCCCGTATCGATGAAAACATCCAACATATCCGAGGTGCTGTCGAGAAGATGGCTGCGGATTAACCATGCTCTGTACATTGGTGTTCGTTGGGTACTCCCATTCGTTCATCAATGGCAGAGGCAGCTGGTTCCACAAGAAGTGCTACTACGCCTGTGATGCCCCTTTGAACGGTGGTTGGTACAACCGTGTCTGGGCAGTATCCCCAAACTACACATGCAGCAGGAGGATAAAGGTTAACAATGATTGACCCTTTCACCGCCTTGGCTTTAGCAGCAGGAGCCGTGAGCAACGCCAAGAAACTTATAGCAGCTGGTCGAGATGCCTCTTCCGCCCTCAGTAAGTTCGCAGGCTGTGTCGCAGACGTAAACTATGCATCGGAGAAGGCCAAGAACCCCGGTCTAATTGCAACTCTAACTGGTTCTGCCGAGCAGCAAGCAATGGACGCCTTTACTGCCCACAAGAAGATGCAGGCTCTGCGCAAGGAGATAGAGACCATAATCCTTTTCCAGCACGGGATGCAGGGTGTCGAGGAATACAAAGAGACTTTACGCAAGGTCAGGGCTCAGAGGCGCAAGACCCTATACAAGAAAGCAGAACTCAAAGCAGCCCTAATCGATTGGACGATAGGCATCCTATTCACTCTGGTTGCCATAAGCATCTTTGGTGGTGTCGTCTGGTTGATCGGCAAGAAGAACGGAAATTGGTAAGCGGTATGTAGACGCTAAGTAAGGAATAACAACATGACAATCGCAATGGAACGGGTGTTGGCTTGGAAGCTAATGCCCCGTCTGATGATGCTCGTTATGACCTTCATGTATATACAGGTTCTGTATTGGTTCATGGGTCTACCACCAGAAGCAATGACATCACAAGCAACTGCTCTGACAGCAACCGTAACTGGTGCCATGACTGGTGCTTTTGCCGTTTGGTTAGGACATGAGAAATGATCAGTATTCTTACAAGTGCCGTAGGTTTAGCGACTAGCTACCTCGATGGCAAAGCAAAGATAAAGACAGCGGAAGCTGAGACAAAGATGAAGCTGGCGACTGGTGAGATTAGTTGGGAGCAAGCTGCCATTGAAGCATCAAACAACAGCTGGAAAGATGAGCTTTGGACTGTGGTCTTTGTGCTTATCCTCGCTGCTAATTTTGTTCCTAGCTTACAGGACACCATGGCATCAGGATTTGCTAATCTTCAGAACTGTCCCGCGTGGGTTCAAGCTGGAATGTATGCCTCAATAGCGACCTCGTTTGGCAGAAGAACACTCAAAGGATTTAAGAGATGAGTGAAGCAATGAAGACCCTCCAAGAGAAGGTTGGTGTTGATGCAGATGGCTCCTTTGGCCCAAACACAGCAAGGGCTATAGCCAAGCACTATGAACTATCCGCCTTAGAAGCAGCACATCTACTTGGACAAGCCCACCACGAGTCTGGTGGCTTCAAGAAGACTACTGAGTCCCTCTACTACAGCTCTCCAGAACGCATCCAAGCTGTGTGGCCTACACGCTTTGACACTGTAGAAGACGCAGAGCCTTACGCTAAGAACCCGAAGGCATTAGCCGACAAGGTTTATGGTGGCCGCATGGGCAACCTTGGTGAAGGCTTCCTGTGGCGGGGAAGGGGCTATCTTCAGTTGACTGGTAGAGACAATTACAGACTGTTTGCCTCAGACATGCGCCTCCCAGATGTAATGAACGACCCCGACCTCTGTTCAAACGAGTATGCCTTCGAGACAGCGCTTTGGTATTTTAGGACTAACTTCTTGTTTCGCACTGCCATCAAGGGAATGAGTGAAGAGGTAGTCCGTAAGATAACAAGGCGCGTTAATGGTGGATACCATGGCCTAGAGGACCGTATGAACCAGACAACCAAGATACACGGCTGGTTATCCTAAAGCAAAAAACACAGATCGACAGAATACTGGCAGGCCAACTCCTGTCAGGTTGAAGAAAGGAAGGTGATCCCATGGTTAATGGAATAGCACTCCCACTAAGCGATCTAATAATAGTTGGATTGTTGTTCGCCATAATGCTCCGTATGAAGTAACGGCGAACTAACTTAGCACTGGTCAGGACCATACTTTAGTCCCGATCAGTGTTTTTTGGCTGTAGACTATTGACATAAGATCGACTCGACCCCATCTCACTAGTGTTACTCCGGTAACAACGACACGGTGGAGTAGGGTCTGCTAGACGGAGCCGCCCCCGTGTCACCTCAATCACAATAGTTTATCCCAGTCGATTTGGTTATCCATGTCATCAATGGTTGGCACACTGTAGTCCCAAGACTTAATGACTGGGTGGTCACACCAGCGCCTTTGTACCCTCTGCAACCACACCCAGTGAATGCCGTACTTGATGGGATACCAAGCGAACCAAGTGTGCCATCTGTTCTTGTCTACTTTTATGCGTGGGAATATCATTACTCTGTACCTATGGTTACTGAATGAGCGCCCTCTGGCGCATCTATGGAAGCTATTAGGTCTACCAACTGGTAGTGGGAGATGATGAGCAATTGGTACTCATTGAACTCTTCAGCGAACTGTCTGATATACACAGTGCCGTCTTCCTCCAAGAACATCTCTACGTCCTCGTGGGCCCCGCTCTGGTCAACTGTTACTATCTTTGTGTAATCTTGCTCAAACTCTACAGTGAACATTCTGTTCTCCTGTTATTAGTTGGTCAAAGAGGCCCCGAAGGGCCCCTCTGGTTTACTCGCAGGTACGAAGGCCTGTGGCTGGATCGAAGTAGCAAGCGCCACCCTCTTTCTCATCCACAAAGGCATCTGGTTCTACCACAGTCTCTATGGCCGCATCTTCGCTGGTAGAGGCATTGAGAATACCAAAGCGCTTACCGCTGGCCCTAAACGTGGTGCACCCAGAGGAGCCCCCGTCATAGGCTTGCATGTAGACATCCTTGAACTGTTCCCAAGTGACATCATCCCCGACATTACAGGTCTTACTACAAGCACTATCGACATACTTAGAGGCAAGGTTGAGCACACGCACATGGTCAAACACCGATAGCGCATCTGCTGTCATACCTTTGACGCCAAACTCACGGACACCGTAGTCTTCTACACGCTCTACCCGTGGACCATCGAAGGTCTGGATGGTGCGGTCATAGTAGTGACTGAAGACTGGCTCGATGCCAGAGGACACGTTGTCTGCTGAGAGACTGATTGTGCCTGTTGGTGCCACACTGAGGAGGTGCGAGTTGCGGATGCCATACTCACCAATGTCATTGCGTATGTCCCCCGGTAACGTCTCAGCAAAGCCACTGTCTAGGTACTTGTGGCTATACAGAGGGAACGGTCCCTTCTCTTTGGCCAACTCAATGGACGCACGGTAGCACCCGTCACGGATGGTACGCATGATCTCTTCCAGTGTGTCCATGAAGCTAGGGGAGCCATACGGAAAGCCCAGAGCCTCAATAGCATTAGCAACACCAGTAACACCCAGCCCCATGCGGCGCTTGTCCTTAGCTTCCTTTTCCTGTGCTGGTAGCGGGTAGACTGCACGGTCCACCACGTTATCCATGGCACGGACTACATGCGGGATGTCAGCCTTCAGCTTCTCATAGTCGAAGGTTGCTGCATCTCCGCTTTGGATGCCATTCTGCTTGACGTACTTCACGAGGTTAAAGCTACCAAGGAGACATGCGCCATTGGGTGGTAGTGGCTGTTCTCCACATGGGTTGGTGGCTGCAATGGTCTCACAATAGTGCAGGTTGTTCTTCTTGTTGATACGGTCGATGAAGAGGATGCCGGGTTCTGCCCAGTCCCAAGTCGAGCGCAAGATGTCATCCCACAGAGCTGTAGCACTCACAGTGCGGTAGACCTGACCATCGAACACTAAGTCGAAGTCGGCATCATCCTTGACTGCCTGCATGAACTCATCGGTCACACCTACACTCATGTTGAACTGTGTAAGCTCTGTGCTGTTGTTCTTGGCACGAATGAATGTCTCGATGTCAGGGTGGTCTACACGCAGCACTGCCATCTGTGCGCCTCTACGGTGGCCTGCTGAAGCAATAGTCTTACACACAGCATCAAAGATGCCCATGAAGCTCATAGGGCCAGAGCTTTTACTGTCGAGGGAGCGGATGAGGGAGCCATGGGGGCGCAGGGTGCTGAAGTCATACCCGATACCGCCGCCTAGCTGCATGGTCTTCGCTGCGTTTGCTGCTGCCTCCATGATGCCTGTCATGCTGTCTTCGATGGTGAGACTCACGAAGCAGTTGTATGGCGTCACTCGCCGGGGAGCACCCATAGCTGACTGCACACGGCCAGCTGGTAGGAATGCCATGTTGTAGAGGATTTTGCGGAAGGCCTCGAAGTGCTCCTCTCCATCTTTTAGTGCATCAGCTACACGGGTCATTGCCTCTTTGAAGGTCTCGCCCACAGAGCGGTACTTCATCTTGTGTATCTCTTCCGAAATACCAATGGTTGGCCCATAGATTGCTGTGCTGTTCATCATGTTCATAGTTCGTTTCCCTCAATTTGGTTTATACGCATCTCGCAGTAGCGGATGGCTTTCTTTAGGTCGGTGATTTCTGATTGTTCTGCGGTCTGGTTTGGGTAGGCTTTAGACCCGGCTCTGACTGCATATTTGACGATGTTGCCTATGTGGAAAGGCAGCTTGTTAGTCATAATGAATGTGATTGGTTCAATGACGTACTGTGTGTAATGAGAAGGCTTCACAACGATGTCTTCAGTTTCCATTGTCTGTCTCCCAGTACAGTCCCGCTTTGACCAGAGATACGAAGCCCACATTGAAGATTGCAGCAAAAGTCTCTGGACTACACTCTACTTGCAGCGTGGCACTACCATCTTCATGCTCATGCACCTCTGTCACTTTGATCAGATCGTTGTCTCTATCCATCGGCTAACATCCTCCCGATTACTTCACGGTCCGACACGATGTATATCTTGGCACCAGCAGCGCCCCCGTTGTGCTCTGAGACTTCAGTAAGTGCCCCGGCAGCAACTAGCTTACGGGTCATGTGGTACACACAGTTCCTACCGTTGTTCTCAAGCAAGGCTTCTAGGGTGAACTCACGGCCATGTGTGTAGTCGTAGAACCACCGCAGCATTCCGCGTCTGGCAGACTTCTTCAGAGGCTTCTTGACTGTGGCCCAATCACCCGTCCTCTTGTCTGCCAGAGACAGATAAGAGCGGTCTATTTGGCTCTCATGGCGAAGCATTGCTTGCCCCAGCATGAACTCCTGTTCATCATTTAGTTTACATTTGAATGCGACACTCATGTTCATCTTGTTGGCTCCCATAGTTTTACCGCCCCTGCCTCATCATCCCAGTCCGTGTGGCGTAGGATTCGAGCAAGCCGCGCTTGGGTCAGCGCGTAGTCAGCGTTTAGTTTCTGCTTTTGATATGCGGAGACCACAGCATCCCATGTCGGGTGTGTGCCTAGTATCTTTTCGGCTG